TGGGGGCCTGATGATAGTGAAAGCTATGCTTGTGTCACCGGACCTGACGGAGAATCTGTATAAAGTACCAGAATTTGAGGATACCACTCCCATAGTGAGTAAAATTTGTTCATAACATATTAAATTACCCAGCTAACTAAGTTAGAAGGCTAATCAAATTGTTCTGAAAACCAAACATCTTTTTTACGCTGCATCATTGCAGTTTTAAAAAGATCTTTGGCAAATTTTGCAACACCTTGGGAGACTTTTACATTGGATCTATCCTGAAATAATATAGTAGGGTCAGGGATAGTTACTATTTCTAGCAACTCTCTCCAAGCCTTTCTATTTATTATTTCAGATAAACGCTCATTCATTCTACCTGACTCAGCTAATGTGCTTTGCCAGACAGGATGATAGGGCATTATTGGATAGATATCCTCTTTAAAAGCCTCTCCTTGGTTTACGGAAACCTCAGCAAAGAAATGATTGATACGTTTATGGAATCCTGTTAGGAAACCTTTCGTATCCTCATTTCTCTGCATGATCTCCCGGATTAATGTTCTTTCTAATAACCAATCTAAATATTCCCTAGCATCGATTGAATCGTTGTTTGGGAATGGAAACCAAGAGGTATCCTGTTTCTTAATAAGATACAGGATCTCACTTGTGTCTCCCGTTTTTAAATATTTCCATACTGCTGAAAATTCAGCAGCACGGTTTAAAAACGATAAAGAATGTTTATGTGGAAAGCCCATAACCCGATAGAGATCATAAAGTAAACCAGGCACATTATTGAACTTTCGAGCAGGTGTTCTCTCAATGATGGAATAAATCATAGGTACTAATAAATGATATTTTCTCCAAGAGGACATAAGTCCCCGAAGAGGAATACCAGATATTTCATATCCATGACTTATCCATCGTTTAGCGAACTCATACGTATGATTAGAATCATGCGTTTTGTTCGTAGAGATACCTACTCCAAGAATAGACAAGATCTCACAATACTTGTTAGATACAGCCGTATCTGCGATAACAATATCATCCCCTAGTAACATATAATCTTTGAAAGGCATAGTTTTACCTATACTTTTCGCAGAATATTGTACTACAAGATGATGTGTTAAAGCAAATATAGCCCATGAACTATATGCTCCCATAGGTTGACCAGCACAGTATTTAACTGTCCGGTTTTCCCATGGAACATACACTTCATAATCTACAAGTAAGCTTGACCATGCCCGTGCAACCTCTTCAGAAGATAACTCTTGAAACAACATTCGTTGTAATTCAAGAGGAAATCTATCTGTAGCGGCTGTAAGATCTATACTATGGTAGGGACCTTCTTTCTTTATCATAAATGGATTTTGATCGAAAGTTCTATCTTCTGGAATCATTCGTAATAGATTGAAACCAAAGTTATGAACTCCTTTCAAGGCCATTTGTGACCAATAATCGAAGATACATATGATTCGGGCCTTTCCTTCAGGATCATTCACAATAGATAGTTTACGTAAGTAACCTACATATTCTGGACGTCTAGAATGAAAAGCCTTACATAGTATTCCAAACCACTTTTCAGTGGCTGGAGCCCACTTCTCGATGGGTTTTAGAATCGGAGGGATATTTGGGACAATACGTCCTAAAATATTCAACGGTTCTGGATATCCACCGGTAAGTAGTACCAATTCAGCTTTCATTTTATCAGACACTTTATGTGTTTGTAAAACAGAAGTTGGAGTTGTTACTCCCATAGGACCAGATTTATTCGAGTTTATCAGATCAGTAAGTGTAAAGTCACTTTTAAACTTAG